TTGGATCGATCGCGCCCGCACCGCCTTGTCGCCGCGCGTTGGAAACGCCGTCCGATTGACGTGCAGCCTGCGCTCACGCATGCGCCGCTCAAGATAAGGTCCGACGCCGGATTTGATCTGGCCCAACTCTTCCGCCCAGTCCATCGGACGATACTTCTGCACCAGATCACAGAATGCCTCGATCCACACATCCGAGCTTTTCTGGCCGCGCCAGAGGTCGAGCAGGTAAAGATTGTTGAGATGATCGAGGCCGAATACCGCATGCACGGTGTAGTCGCCGCCATCCTGCGTCACCGCGTAATCCGAACCGCCATATACCCGCATGAATTTGGTGTTCGGCAGGATGTCGATCGGGTGCAGCCACTCCTCCTTGAAGTAATCGCCTTCATCCGGCGTCGGCTCCTGCTGATACAGCGCGCTCCAGATGCGCGGCGGTGTGGTGGCCTTGAGATCAGCGAGCTGCGCGCCATAGCCGTACGCGTCATCGCCCCACAGAAACTCACCCGGCGCACGTCCCAAGGGATCATCCAGCTTGGCTTCTGCGGACAACGAGATCACTTCCCAGTGCTGATGGTTGAGGGCACGTCCTGCGAGGTCGTCCTCATGCCATCTTGTCTGGATCAACACCTGCCGCGCACGCGGAACCAAGCGCGGCCTGAAATCGTTCAGATACCAGTCCCACAATCGATCGCGGACCAACAGGCTGTCAGCATCCTGACGCGACCTTATTGGATCATCGATCAATCCGAACAGCGCCCTGAACCCGGCGATGCCGGTCATTGCGCCCGCGGCCATGTATTCCCCGCCGGTCTTGAGCGCCCAGCGTCCCGCGGCCTGATTGTCCTCCACCGGGACAAGGTCGAGGATCGAGCGGTTTTCTGAGATCAGATTGCGGACCCGCCTGCCCCAGCGTTCCGCCAGCTCAGTGGTGTGTGACGCTGCCAGTATCTGCGCCTTGGGCAATTGCGCCAGCAACCACGGTGGAAACAATATACTCGCGTAAGTGCTTTTGGCGCTGCCCGGCGGCATGAACACCGCGAGCCGTTCAATATCTCCTCTAGCAACCGCTTCCAGCTTCTCGATCAGTAGCCGGTGATGCTTCGCCGGTTGAAATCCATTGGCCTCGCACCACGCTTGCAGGGAGTTGCGGACCTTCTTGCGTCGGAGTAATTCCGACGCCGCATCGCCCGCGCGGATCAGCGGCATATCGACCTTGTCGTAATGATTGCGAACGTGCTAAACCGGGTCGAAAGGAGACCGGTCATGGTCAGAAAACTGTGCGACGACGGCATCAGCTATTACAACGAGCCGCCCTATACCGAAGCCGAGGAGATGGCGATCTACAAGGGAATGGACATCAACGGGCCGGTCACGATCCTTCGCGCCCAGCGCCCTTCAGTTCCGCAGACCCCGCCGCGTAAATCGCCGCCACCACCGGCAAAGCGATAGAACCCTTCTTCAGCGCGGCTTCCAGACGATCAATTCCGCCCGGCCCCTGTCCAAGGATGCGCCGGGCGTTTTGTATATCCTCGCGCGGTGCGCCCCATTTTGACGCCCATGTCTTGTCGCGTTCCAGCTTCGCCAGCGCACGTTCTGCAATGTAGGGATTGTTGTTGAAGGCGGCGCGCAATTCCGGGGTCTTGGTGACGTAGTCGAGCATGTGCCGTGTGGCCTCACCTGATCCGACGCCCGCGGGCCATTTGTCGGTATAGTCGACATAGCCGCCTTCGGTGCGAACCCGCGTCGGCTCACCAAATGGCCTGAACCCACCGGCTTTGACGTCCTTACCCATCGCCGCCGCCTGTGCCTCCGTCGTCGGCGGCCAGAAGCTGGTCGAGGTGAGACCCTGCCCGGTGTCAACGACATCGCCCATGCCATGCGTTTTGGCGCGGTTTTGCAGCGCCAGCATCTCGGCAGGATCGGCGGGGCCACTGCGCGGGAAATACAGCGAGTTCATCTGATTTTGCGGGCCGCCGGTCCAGTTCTTGTGATAGGCGGATGCGTTTTGCGCGTCGACATAACCCCGGAAGGCTTCGCTGGCGTCCATGATAGCCTTGTCATGACCGGTCAGCGTTTTGAACGGTTCAAACTCGCGCGGCCCGACAAATGCCTTGTCGTAGGCTCTTGGCGTGTTGAACGTCACCAAGGGTCGCGCCACTTCGCCGGGATTGTTCTCGACCACGCCCGCGGGCGTCTCATAGTGGCCGGTCATCGGCTGTGAAGGGCGTACCCGCATGAAATTGCCGGTGCCGGGCACACCAAGCCCCGAATAGATCGCATCGCGTCCGCCGGGAGCCGTTGCCCATGTCGAGGCGGGGTCTTTGGCAAAGGCCTCGCGCGCCGCTTGGTTGGCATCCACAGAGCCGGGCAGATGACCTGTGACGCTGCCGGGCTGCGCCTCAAAGGTCGCGTAGGCGGTATGCCGCGGGAAGTAATCGGCGATGGTCCGGTTGGCGCGATCAAATGCATCCTCGTAGCTGAGCTTCCAGCTGCCGTCCTCGTTCTTGCCACCGCGCGACTGGATGTCGAGCGCCTTCTGTCTGACCCAAGGGGCGGCCTGCAATTGCTCGCCGGTCCAATTGCTGCGGCCACCGAGATTTGCCTTGTTGGCGCGATCGACCGAGAGCGCGGTTTCATAATCGAGGAAGCGATGCCCTGCGTCGGTCAATGCGCCCTTCTGCGGCTCGCCCGATGGTTCGGTATAGCCCCAGTTTCTGGCATGCCTGAAATCATTGACGCCGGTCCCGCCCGGCGGCAGCGGCTGATCAGAATTAACGAGGCGGGCATATTCGCCGGTCTTATCGCCGAGCTGGTATTGTTCGGGATCACCGGTTTCAAGCGCCCGCAAATGGGCCTCATGCTGGGCTGGTCTTGCGGCCTTGACCGGCATGCCCGCAATGGAAGCGTTATTTTCCTTCAATGCGAAGTGTAGTTCGGAGCCGGGATCGACACCCGCCGACCATTGACCCTCTTGGGCACTCATCCACTTGTTCTGGAATGGATCGTTGCCAGTGACTTCACGCTCGCCGGCACGATAGCGATCATACCAATCGCCACCTCTGGGATCGGCGGCGATATAGTCGTCAAAAAATTTCCGCTGCGCATTGAGGTCGCGCTTGGAGCTGAAGTCTCTGGGACCTCCAACATAGAACCCTTCGGATTGATCACCGGCCTTGATCAGATGCGGCTGGGTGCGGGCGATCGCAATCGCGTCCTCAACCGGCAAACCCCTGATGTCAGGGATTTCAGTGGAGCGCGCCGCCGGTTTTGGCCGCGGCAGATCCTGTGCCCATGTCCGCGGCGGCGGTGGTTCTGTCGCCGCCACCTTTGCCGGAATATCCGCCAGCGGCGTTGGCGGCGTCTCTGGCGCGCCCAATTGCATTTCGGGCGGCGGCATGTTGTGCCCGCTTGGCGGCGGCGGAATGCTCTCATCCCATGCAGGCCGCGGTGGCAGCTTTCGCACCCGGCCAGCGCCGAGTATCATCTCACCGGCCTTAGCTTCCGCTGCCATTGGGCTACCCGCCAGCGTCATGGCGGTCTCAGCCGCCGGGCCGACGGTTTGCGGCGTATAGTTGGGATTGCCGAAGCCGGATTGCCGATAATGCTCGACGTCGGCCTTGCTGGCCTCGACGGCGCGCTTTGGCAACGTCAGTATCGAGGTGATTGTGTTGGCAACCGGGTCCATGATCCGGTCTTTGCCGATATTTTCCGGCATCGCATTGGCGACGCCGCCCCAGTCCCAGATCGATTTCTTTTCAGCAGGCTGCGTCGTGCGCATCTTGTCGAGCAGCGCCTGATACGCCACGGTTGCCGCATCCGGTTGGGCATAGCGCTGTCCGAGGCTTGCCAGCGGGTCAGCCATCCTGCCGCTCCCGTTCCGCCCAGCAGCGCTTTTCCTGATACCTGCGCCGCATCAGCTCTCTCTGATACTTGTTCCTGTCAAAGCGCTCTCGGACGATCGGCATCTCTTCCTGCTTCATGTCTTCCGGTGCAAAAACCCGCGCTTGGTCGTAAGCCT